CGGCCGGTGACCGTCGGCGATCTATCGGCTGGCTCGGAGAACCGTCGGCCAAAATGTGTCCAATTGGACACGTTCAATGCGTCTGTCCGTCGTGCCCTGGCAACCCGATCGGCGTGCCGAACGTCTGCAGGTCGACCAGGTTCATATCGATCCCGAGGAGCCACGCCTCGAGCCCCTGGCCGTCCGGCGTCAAGCGCGCGATGTCGAGCCGCCGCGCCGCGCCGTGAAAGTTGATACTCAGATTCCACGGCGTGCGGTCATCGGCCACGCCGTACAGCTCGAGGAGCACCAGCAGCTTGGTCATGAACTCGAACGCGGCATTCTTCTGCTCTTGCGCTTTCGCCATCACGCCTCCAAGAAAAACACGCGGGGTTCGTACACCGGCGTCGTCGGCGTCGCCAGCCAGCGCGCGAGCGCCAAGAGGATCGCGTCGACCGCATCAATCTTGTTGGGCGACATCGCCGCGTCCTTCGTGGGCAGCAAGCTGCCATCGCGGCGCCGCTCGACACACACGTTGCTGATTTGCCAGGTGAGAAACGACGTGCCCGGGTGCCGGAGCTGCTTCGCTTTGATGCGCGCCTCGAGCTCCTTCGCCGGCGGCGTGAACGCTTTGCTGTTCTTTGCTTGCACCACGACGGGCAGGCCGTCGTTGGAGAGGTTGCCGGCCAGGTGCCGCGCGCCGTACTGCTCGATGCTGATCGCTTTGACGTCGAACCGTTCACAGTCTGCGCGCAGGTCACTTTCGATTTGGCTGTAGTCCGTCATGTTGCCGGCGGTGGTGATCAACTCGCCGCTCTTCACCCACTCGAGATATTGCGGCACGGCCCGAGACCGTTCATTGACCACGAGCGCCGGGAGATACCCGCGCACGAAGACGTGCACCAGGCCGTCACGGACAAACACGAGGGCGACCGCCGCAATGTCATCGCTCTCGGCCAGGTCGACGCCGATGAAGCACGGTTCGTGTTCGAATAGGGTGAGTGCACATCCCCTATCCGCGCAGCCGTGCCACGCCGGCATCGACAACCAGGTTGACGCCGAGTGCAACCAGCGATTGCAGATTTTTATTTCGAACTCGCCTCGGAGGCCCGGCGTCGCGATCGCATCGTCCCGATAGCGCCGCACATACTCGAGCGTCGGCGTCGTCCCAATCATCGGCGCGGCTTTGATCCAGGTCGTCTCGTCCGCCCAATCGTCCGTCTCGTCGAGCTCGTACAGCACCACGAACGTGTGATCGCTCTCCAAGACGCCGTCGAGAATCTTCATCGCCGTCGCGCGGAGCGCGTAGCCGACACTGGTCAAGTCGTAGCCGGCCGTCGTCGGCCCCATCAGCATCGGATCGACCCGGGCGCCTTGCGCGCTCTTCAGCACGTCGTGCAGCGAGAAGTCTTGCGCGTGCGATTCGTCCAGGCTGATGAAGGACGGATTCAATCCGTCCTGCGTCGAGCTCTTCGCGTTGATCGGCTTCGCCGTCCCGCCGGTCTCGCCGACGGTGATGGCATTCGCATACGCGACGAACCCGAGCGCGCGCAGCCAGGGCGCCCGCTTCACCATCCGCGCCATGATGCCGAAGACGATCCGCGCCTGATTGCCCGTCGTCGCGCCGATGACGACTTGCGCCCCCGGTTCATCCTCGACGGCCAGGTGATACAGCGCACACGCGGCGACCAGGGTCGACTTCGCCGACTTCCGGGCCACTTCGAAAAAGACCGTGGTCACCAGCCGGCCGCCGTCAGAGGCCCGCCTGAAGCCGTAGCAGGCCGCTAGAACGAAGATCTGCCACGGGGCTAGGGTCAGCGTCGGCGACGTCCAGCGGCCCTCCACGTGCGGCAGGCGCTCGATGAAGCTGCAGACGTCCTGCACGTGTGCGGGCGACCAGGTGAAGGAACTAGTAGGGGCGCCCCCACCAGTTTCAGAATGACCTGATCCGTCACTTGAAACGGTTGCAAGTGAGCGCATGCGCTTGAAGCGTTCACACGCGAGCCGCGTCCAGCGGCCGGCCACGATCGCCCCGGTCAGCACGTCGGCCACGTAGCCATCGGCCACCGCCACGAAGTCCCGCGGTTTAACCGGCGATTCTTTTTTGGAATTGCCGGTCTTCTTCGGCCGCGTCCGGGCGCGACAGGGCTGCACCGTGCCCCGCCGTTCATGCTCGGCGGCCGACAGCGGCTTTGGGCCTTTACGCGCCATCGAGTACTCGCATGGCCGAAGAAAAGACGTCCACGCGGTTTCCGAGCGCCTCGGTTGCCGTGGCAGATCGATTCCCGTTCGAATCAGAACGGCAGATCATCACTGTTCACAGCCGCTCGGTCGCCGAGCTCGGCGAAGACCGGATCATCGTGATTGAGCGGTATCGACATCGCCGCGTTGCATTGCGCACACCGCACGTGCAGCGTGTGACGGCGCGCCTCGAACACGGTGAACTCCAACATGTCATGACCACACTGGCGCACATGGGCCGTGACGAACCGGAGCAGTCGGTCGCCTCGTTGCTGCAGGATTGAACCGTTCTGCATCAGTGTGGTCGTCCACTCGTGAGTTCATCGGCCTTCCGGTAGACGTGCGTTCCGTCTTGTAACGTGCGGAGCACAACGAGTTCTCCGGCCGCCAACTTCTCAGTCAGGATCTCGTCGACGATCTTCCTAACGACGGCGTGGCGTTCATCGTCACTCAGCATCGACAACTCGTGCTTCAACTCGTCGCTCATCGGCATGTCGTCCTCCTGGTTGCAAATGTGGAATCGAATCGTGTCGTGAGCCTCACGCGAGCACCGGATCGCGCGTGCGTCGGAGCAACTCGACGACGAGGACCGAGAGGTCATCGCTCGATTCGTTGCGTGCCCGCAAGCGCGACGGCAGCGCGTCGGTCTCATCGTCGCCGCGGAAGCGGTCGAGCTCGCCGAGCTGCACGAGGATGGCGGCGGTGACGACGGGCGGGGTGGTGGTCGGGTCCGCGAGCCAGCCGGCGATCGTGGTGCGCCAGGTGTCGGTGGAACCGATGTAGTCGAGGATCAAGGCTTCGGCGTGATCCAATTTCTGTTGGATGTCGACGTCGCTGGCGGTGCCGGTTTCGCGCAGATGCAGCTTGGCTTGGGTGAGCGTGACGAGGGTCGCAGCCATCTAGCGTCCGTCCTTCCGTGCGTCATAGCGGGCATCCGCCCGGGCCCAGGCCACCTGGCAGGGCCGCCGCGCTTCCTTGAGTTGACACCGGGGGCACACGTGCCCGGTCGTGCGTTGCTGGCACCGCGCGCACCGTCGGCGTGTCGGGGGGGCCGCCATCAGCGCACCCCGTACGCGCGGTCGGCGGTGTGGAGGATCAACCGGGGCCGGCGCCGGATTTTCCGGACGTTGAAGAGAAACCCCCCGAGGACATCGTTGAAGGGGTCGCTGGGCCGAATGTGCGCGGCTTGGATGAAGGCGGGCTCGAGCTCGGACATGGACACGTCGTCGCCGAGTTCGTCGAAGAGGCGATCGGCGATGGCCTGGAGTTCCGCGACGGACAACACCGCGTCGTCGTCGTCGTCGTTCTCAGCCTCGGTCGGGTCGGGGGCCGCAGGGGGCGCGGAGGCGGCGGGGCGCAGCCCCAAGCCGTCCGCAGCGCCGGGGCCGGTGTCGGGCGCCGGCGGTACGACGTACGTACGCCCTCCCTCTTTGAGATCTTCAGAAAGAATCTCGCGCGCTTCGCGCGAGGCTCTCTCGTGAACACGCCCCCCCGGCTCCTCACGCTTGGAACTGCGTTCCGCGTGATCGCCGGGTTCTTCTTCAAGGACGGTCTTCTCTTTCAAGGACGGATCGGGTGTCACTGTGACGCCCCCCCCGTGCCACGGTGACGCAGTCGGGGTGTCACTGTGACGCCCCCCCGCGTCACTGGGGCGCAGTCCGTCGGCCCCAGTTGCGGCTGCTGACTGCGTCTCTGGTGCGCAGTCGCGGGCTGCTGACTGCGTCACACGTGCGCAGTCGAGGGCTTTGAGGTCGACGCCATAGCGGACCGAACCCCGGGCCGCGACGGACTGGATGTAGACGAGTCCCTTCTGTTTGAGGCGGGGGAGGACCCGTTGCACCGTGCGACGCGCGAGGGAGGTTTTCCGGCAGATCGTGCTGACGGCCGGCCAGGCGTTGCGGCCGTGTTCATCGGCGTGCCAGGCCAGGGCCACAAGCACCAGGCGTTCCGGCGGCGTCACCGCGGCCGGTGCCAGGTCGAGGACGGCGGCGATCGCTCGAATGCTCACGGCGCCTCGAGGGCGCGAGAGGGTGCGGGGTTCACCCCGTTAGGTTGCCGAAGTTTTTCGGCGGGGGGGAGTGGCTACTTTGGCATCCGCGACGATTTTTTCAGAATCGGGCGAGGTCCAAGAGGGCTTTCGCCTGCTCGATGCGCTGTTTCACTTCCCAGCGCAGATCCTGCCCGGCGCGGCCACTCACCATCGCCCAATCCTTCGCCAGCGGCTTGATTTTGATGCGGGGCGGCTGCCAATACTCGGTGAGGTAGACCCAGCCCACCCCGCGAATGATGTCGCGCCCGTGGGCCGTGGGGCCTTTGCCGACGGGAAAATCAGGCGCTAGGGGGATCGACGGGATCGGCCCTTCGGGCACCGGCAGCTTGAGCTCTCGGGCCGTCCAGGTCTGAAAGGCGCAGCGCAGGAACGCCGGCACCCAGAGGTACGGCATCTGCAGCTCGTCGTGCACGACGTGGCGAAACCACTCGAGGTCGGCGGGGTCGTCGACGTGCAGGATCGACCGCATCAAGTGCTGGAACGTCGCATCGGAGACTGGCGATTCCGCGGCGGCCTGCTGCGACCAGGCGGGAATCTGTCGCGCCTGCTGCCAGCCGCGGTACACGGCGCGCATCCACGGGTCTTTCTCCATCATGAAGACGATGAGCGCCCAGCTGGCGATCTGCCAGCGTTCGTAATCGCCCCGGTCCTTGAGGCCGTCGCGCGGGATACTCAGCGCCATCAGCCGCGCTTCGTCCTGCGCGCCTTCTTGGCCAGCGTGACCTCCCACGCCGCCTTCAGAACCATTCCCGGCGTCGCCTCGATCAGCGCGGCCGGCGCGAGCTGCTGGGCGATCCGCCGTTCCTGCAGCTCCTGCTCCATCTCCCGATCCCACTCGTCCGTCAGCTCGTTCAGGTATTCGAGCAGCAGGTAAACCGCGTTGATGCGCTCGAGGACTGGCAGGCGCGTGAGGCCGTCGACCAGGACTTGCCCCAGCTCCGGCGCGGCGACCGACCAAAGACGAACAGGTAAATAAGGTTGATGTTATCAACCTTAAGACGAGTGGTGGCACCGGTGCGGCCTATCTCTCGCGGCGCTTGCTCCGCGATGCCCCGGACACGTTCGCCGCCCTCGAACGCGGCGACTTCAAGAGCGTGCGCGCCGCGCGGTGGTAGAGCGCGTGCCCCGTCCGTTCCTGATGCGGTGTGCGCTTCGTCGTCGTCATGCGCTTCTCTCCTTCAATGCGTCCTGCTCGGCATAGAGGCGCCGCCAGAGCCGATCCGTCCCAATGCTGGGGTGGGGACACGGAGGAGGCCCGTGACGCCTCGGGACCGCGCCGACCAATGGGAGTGGCCGTTGTCGCTGCTGCGCCTGCCGGTACTGCCACGCCTGCACCGTGATGGCGCGTTCAATGATGGCGTCCGTCGTCTCCGCCCCCTGCTGCGTGAGCCATGTTCGGACGCTGGCCACGTCGAGCTCCCTGTCTGGCTGCGTCTCGAAGACCGTCCAGCACGCCAGGATCACGAATTTCCACGTCGCCAGGGTCAAGGGCCGCGGCGCGCGCAGCGCGCTGCTTGTCCTGCTTTTAAAAGGAAGATCTTGTTGTTTCAACGCTGGAACATAGGCGGTGCCCCGCACCGTGTACCTCAGCCCGCAGCGATAGCCCGTCCGCGGATCGTGCCGCATCGAGACGGTGAGCACACCAGCCTTCACCAGGAACTCGTTCGTCCGCCAGATCGTCTGCCGGGAGCGCCGCAGCTGCCGCGCGAGCTCCTGCTCCGTGACGTCCACACAGCCGGTGGTGGGGTCCGCGACCCGGCCCCGCACGAGGTTGTACAGGTCGGTCGCGTGCGGCGCGCCGTACGCGCCGGCCGCCCTGGCCGCGGCCCGCGCCTCGGTAATCTGCAGGGTCGCCGCGTCGTAGCGCACGTACGGCGACGAATTTTCGCCGGACGGGCCGGCGGGGGCACTAGGGCTGGGGGTCGGTTGCGCGGGTCTTACTAGCGGGGTTTGCGCTGAAGTCGCGCTGTCGTGCAGAATGTTCGCGGGCTGGGGCATCGTGAGTGCTCCTGCTCAAAGCGGATTCGGGTGCTCGTAACACCTCGGGTCCGCGGGTCTCAACTAACAGCCGTCAGGCGGGGTCATCCCGTTTGACGGCTGTGTCGTTTCTGGGTGTGTATCTTCGCGGTCTTCCCGCCATTCGTCAACCCCGAATCAGTTAACCGAGCGCCCCTTATCGGACGCAAAGGGTCCACGAAGGCCCCGCCAATCGCGCAAAGCGGGGCCGGTGCCGGTGTCGTTTTCGTGGCGAAAGGTCGTGGCGAAACGTGCGGGCGCGAGCGAAACCCGGCGCCGCGATATTCACAGATGGATATGCCCCGGCGCCTCGGCCTGGCGGATTCCGGCCGGTTGTCGCGCGTGTATCCCGCGACGCATATCCAAAAACGCATACACGCCGGGGGGGCTGAGATTTCCACATGGAACCTGCGGCAGGCGAAAGCGGAGCCGGGATGCCGGAGGGGTGCGACGCCGGCAGATCGACGCCCAGACCGAACGGATTGTGTGCGGCAGGTAATGCGTTGCGTCTGCAGCCAACGCGAGACTCAACGGATTACGTCTGCACACGACTCACATCGAGCCATCCCGCGTCAGTTTGCGGGTTTCGTCCGGTAGGCGAGTCCGGTAGTCGCGGGAAGTGGTGGGCGCGACAGGGATTGGCCGATCGGCCTGGTGCGTGTGAAGCACGAGGCCCTTAGTGATCGTTTCGCGCGCTCCGCATCGGCGGGAGCGGCTGCAGGTGCAGCACGTGATACTCGAGGCGTTCGATCCGCGCGCCGTGGCCTTCGAGGATCGTCATCATCCGGCTGATCGTCTCGTTCTGCTCGTCGAACGCGTTGCGCATCTCGTCGCGCACGATGTTGGTCACCGCGCGAATCTCGTCCTCAGTCACTTCCCTAACTCCGCCTCGAGGAGTTTCGTCATCGCCAGCATCAACACGCGAATCTGCAGGCGGCGATCGATATCGCACCAGTTCACGGTCAAGAGAAACGTGAGGTCCGCGTCCATCGCGCGCACGCGCTGGCGGTCCGCGTCCGTGTACGTGTCGGGGGCGATCAACGGCGGCCGTCGGGGTTTCTTCGTCATCGGCTCATCCTCAACTGCTGCCGCAGCGCGGCGATCGACCGCGGCTGGACAGTCGAGTGTCCACGATGGCTAGTCCACTGTCCAAACGCCCGCTGCGCGACACTGACGTCGGTCTGCTGATACACCGGCAACGCGGTCAAGCTGATCTCGAAGATCTCGACATCGAGCAGCGTGCGGATCGTCGTCGCGCCGTCCTTCGCCCAACTGTCCCGCAACGTCTTGAACCCGAACGAGGCGCCGGTGACATCGCCGCGGCGCACGAGCTCGAGCGCATCGCGGCCCGCACTGGTGTTCGCCGGGTCGAGCGAGAAGCGCAGACCGCGCGTGTCCCGCTCGAGCGTCAAGGTCTTCGGCGTGCGGCCGAGCACGGCGCCGGCATCGTGGTTGTACAAGCAGACGACGTCGCCGGCCAGGGCGCGATCGACCGCCGACGGCTTGATGACTTCGACGAAGCCGCCCAGGTCTCGACTGCGGACATCGAAGACGATCGCGTGTCCGACAATCCGCGTGTGATCGGCGCGCAGCTCGGCGACGGCGCGGCGTTCTATCTGTTGATTAACCACAGATGCATCACGCGGCATTGGGGTTTGCTCCTACCGGCTGCAGCGCGGAGTTGACCAAGTACTTGTCCCCGTCCGGAATCGGATTGAGCCCGATCGCTTTGCGCGCCTCGTTCTGCGACAGGTAGCCGTTCTGAATCCCGCTCGAGAGCGAGGCATTGAGCGCCTTGACATCGCTGCGCACCAGCGCCTGGCGGTTGAACGCGATCGTGTAGCTGCCGTACTGCCGGGTCGTCAACACATCGCGCCGGAGCGATTCTTCCCAGAGCTCGAACCACGGATCGAGCGCGTCGGTGATGTACGACAGTTCGCCGGTTTCCATGTTCGAGTAGTTCGCTTTCGACAAGTCGCCAATCTTCCAGGGCGGGACTCTGAACGTCCCGGCGATCTGTTCGTTGATCGTGCGGAGCGTCTCGTTCAACTGCGAATCGTCATTCGTGCTCGAGGTCGGCGTGAATTGCAGGCCGCCATCGAGGACGGGCACCTTGCCGCGATTCGCCGCGCCGCCGTAGTTGGCCGCCCAGGCCGTGCGAATGCGCTCCGCGGTTTCGTCCTTGATGCTGCCGGCGGCCGTCAACACGCCCGAGGGCTTCGCGCCATTCGCGAAAAACTTCGCCAAGTACTGTTGCGTCGCGAGCGCGGTCCCGATGATTTCGCGGCAGCGTTGAATCGGCGACTCGCAGAGCAGCTCGAGGATCGGCGGCATCGACGGATCGAACGTCCATTGAAAGAGCTTCCCCGTACTGGTCGGCCCGCCGACAGGAAACACGCCGTCCGGGGTGTACGACGTGAGCGGCCCGGTGCCGGTATACGTCCAGCGCTTGCGGCGGTTGGCGTCGCGGTCCACGCGCATGCGACTGGCATCGAGCGGCCAGAGCGCGGTCACGCGGCCGTCGACCCGGAGGATTTGCGCGAAGGCGCGGCCGTACGTCAAGAGCTGCCATTGCAGGAAGTGCTTCACTTCGTACGCCGTCATCTCGGGATTGCTGAGGTCGTGCAGGATTTCGTAGAGCGGATGATCGACGGCGTCGACGTAGGTGTCGGGCCCGGTCTGCTGCCTGAGCTTGACGGGTGTTCTGGCGATATCTTGACTGAGCACCTGGCAGCACGAGAACACCGCGGGCACCGACAATGCGGTGGTGGGTGAGACGACCTGGCCGCTATCGGTCGGGCCGCTCGCGAAGAGTTGGAGGATATCGGGCGACGGCGTGCTGATGTCGCTACGCCGTTCGAGCCATGCGCTGAATCGGTTGAACATAAGACTCCGTCGCCCGAGGCGTTACACGATTTTGCTGATGCGGACGACCGCCAGCGGATTCGGCACGATGAAGTCCGCGCGCAGGATCGCCCGCAGTTCGGATTGGTCGCTGTTGAACAGCCGCGAGCGGTCGAGCAGGATCGTCGTGTCCTGGCGGAACACCGCGATCAGTTGCGCGGCCTCGAACACGTAGGCGCTCGTCTCGCTGCCGGCGCCTTCCGCCACCGAGAGCTGCGACGACAGAAACACCGGCACGCCGTAAATGCTGCGGCTGACGGCCTGGCCGGCGCTGCCGGCTTGCTCCATGAGCAGGGGCATGTTGTTGTTCGCGGTGCCCTGCTTCAACTTGGAGAGCTCGCCCCAGCTGCGCGGATGCATCACGATGGCCGTCGCATGCGCGTTGTTCGTCTCGAGGGTCGCGATCGCCGTGGCGAACACGTCCAGGTTCGTCGGCGCCGCGGCGAGGCTGCTATCGACCGTGATGCCGGCGGTGTTCTTCAACCCGCGAATCTCCGGCGGGGTGCCGCTGCCTTCGAAGCACCCGAGGTCGAACTTGAGCGCCAGCGACCGCGCCACTTGCATCTCGAGCAGCGCGACGACATCCGGGTTCGAATCTGCGATGAGCTCGTTGCTGATCGTCTGCAGACTGGCGAGCTTGCGCGGCGTGGCGATGACGTCGGTGTAGCCCGGATCACTCGACGTGATCGGCCCCGCTTCCGCCGTCCAGGCCGCGGCCGGATCGCTGTCGATCCGCGGAATGTGCAAGGCGTCCCGCGTCGTCGTCATCCGGCGGATGCCGGCCTTGAGCATCACGGATTCGGCCGCCAGGCGATCGATGAAGTTCGACGACCATTCATCCGGACTGATGACGCTGCCCGGGGTGGCCCCGCCGGTCAACGCGCGGAGCTCGAGCCCGAACAGGCCGGTCTTCGTCGCCTTCCCCTTCTCGGGCGTACGCTGACTTTCCGGCACGAACGATCGCGTCTCGGTGCGCTGTTCCACGGCGCGCTGCAGGCCGAGAATCGCGTCACGCTCGCGCACGTGCCCGTCATACGACCGCTGTTCGGACGCCAGCAACGTGTCCCGGTTCGCCGTCGCCGCGGTGTCCAGGACCTTTTGCGCTTCGGTGTTTCGCAATTCGATCTGTGTGCGAAACGCCGTCGCCACATCATCGCCGAAGGCGCCGCGCGTGGCGGCCAGGGTCGTGAGCTCGGCCAGCGGCACGAGCTCGGTCTTTTTCACAAACTCTTGAATCTCCATCGGTCTACCTCGTCAAAAAATGACGATCTCCCGGTTCGGTGAACCGATCGAGATCTATCGGCTGGCTCGGTGAGCCTCGGCCGCCACACCCTCAGGCCAATACG